GAAGCCAATTTCAAAAGCTTTTTGCACTTCAAATGCTGTGTGATAGTACTGATTTTGATATACCTCTTTCATTAATTCCTGAAAACCTTCTATTTGCTCACCATACAATTCTTCTATATGTTGTTGAAGTTGTAGTTGCAGACTCTCTAAACGGCTTATATGGATACGAGAAGAGGCATTTTCAAGTTGCTTCATCCACTTCTGATTCAATGCATTCTTTTTGCCATATTCAATGTATTCTTCAACAGTCCATTGGAACTCTTCTAATTCCTCACTCTTTAGTTGCTGTTTCGCTTCTTCAAGAGTCATTTCATTGTTGTCAGCAAATCGTTGGTACCATCGAGCGATATCTTTTTCAATTTCTTGCACTGTTTTTATATAAGCTTTTTCAAGGTCTTTGTAGTAGCTCTCACTTTTCTCATGCTGCGCTTGCTCCAACATCTCGAAACGTTTTCGCCAGTACTCTCTACTCTTGACCATTGCCATCACCAGACTTCGCATTCATCGCTTTAAAATGATCATCATAGCCATCGAACTCGTTTATGCGTTCCTGCCGCTCTTTTTTGACACGTTCCAACTCAAGTTTTGGGTCAGAAACATAAGGATGTTGAGTGATACGAGTCTCAAGCGATAAATCTGTTGATTTAGATAAGCTATCAATAACCTCAGATTCGTTAATGAGTATATCTCGGTTAAAGATTACCTTTACAGTCTCGGTTTCAAAGTTACCTTTACCAATGTGCTCCAAGTACTTGTTAACAAACCATAGCAACTCTTCAAACGATGCCTGAAACTCTGTTTCGATGCCGTTTGCATCCAAGTCGATATCTAAGTACATTGACTGTATATTCATTTGGTTAGGATTATTACTCATGCGATCATCTTTGGAATCATAGCCCTTACCATTCTCTACTAATGCTTTTTTGAAAAACGTTAAGATGGATTCATAATTGTCTTTGTTGACCTCGACTGACAATGTATCGATACCGCCTTTAACTCCATCACTTCGCACCTTTACAGCACCGTACTTGGCAAGATTGTAACGGAACTCCCCTAGGTCCTGACCGTCATAGTTGTGAACCACTAGTATCGTTGACCGGGCATCCTCTTGCATGTTGTTATTGAAGTCAGAAAGAATTTCATTAATACCATCTTGTAAGCTCTTTACTGACTTGATAAGAGGTATTTCACGGCTGTTATATCGGAAAGGTATTAACGGCACACGCTCCCAGTTACGCCCTTCTGATAGACCACCTTTTGTGACATTTAAGTATGTTGCAACCTCACCAAGTTCCACATCAGGTATTAACTTGTCATTTTCAAGGATGTAGCGTTCGATTCCATCAACGGTGTATATTTCAACCTTTTCAACAACCTCTTTCTTATCGCCGTTCCATTCTTCAACTGAATAAATACGAACAGCGTAGTCTAGAATCGTTCGTTCCGCATCTTTCCAATAAGGTAACACTTGGTAAGCTGGAATGAGCATAAAGCTAAATTCACCACGTTCATTGTAGTACGGATAAATCCATACTAATCCATGATTAAAAGCATGTTCACCTAAGTTTCTAAGCGTCTTATGGAATCGATTATTTAAAACGATTTTAAGAGCCTTCTGATATGCTTCACTTTCTGTTTCAAGTGTTAAAGGTTTGGCAAATAAGTAGTTCACCTTTTGGTTGACTAGCTTACCGTATTGATTATCAACTCGAATATTGTTTGGTAGATTAGTAGCTTCTTCTTTTTCGCCATCCCTACCAATAACCATTCGTTTACGAGTTAAAATATTATGCTTGCCTTCGAAATAGTTGTCTCCTTCAAACATCCAGCTACGCTTTTCAGATACTTTAAATTCGGCGATTTCTTTCTCGATACGCTTTTTAAAAGTAATACCTTTTTTAGCACCTTCTTCGATAATAGTATTTAGTTTATCGGTTTCTGTGCCAGCACCCTGGAATGGAAAAAATCCCATGTTCTCACCTCTTTCTAATCAAAACTGTATGTGCTACCACGCATATCTTCTTCAAATGCATAACGTGTAGCATCGATAGTATGGTTGTTTTTATCCTCTAAACGAGCAATTGGATTGCCATCTTTATCCGTCTGGTAATCAATATTTTCAAACTCTTGTGCGATGTTCGGAGTACGTAACGGATCTATACAAATGAAATCTAAATCATCTAGCCATTCTTCGCCATACTCAACACTGTCAGGGCCTTTCTTAACACCATAAATACGCGGTATTCCCTGTTCATCACGTAATTCAGCTATTGACTTTGGTTCGGCTGAATCAGCTGCAATCCGGTCTGATTGATAACCTTCAGCTTTCAATTTCTCAGCTAATTTTCGATTGCTTATTTTCACACCATAAATCTCATCAACTGCATAAATACCATTCTTCTTTTTGTCGTAATGCCAACGGACAAATGCTAATGGATCAGTAGCATATCCAAAGTCAACTCCGTTTCGGATATTGTCAAAGGATGCCACCATTTCATCTGTAATCGAACCTGATTTAATTTGTAAGTTATCAAACGGTACAACACCACTCCCGATTGCTTCGCCAAGGTATTCCCAACGGTATTTTAACGGCTTATTTTTCTTAACATTCTCTGCTTCTTCAATAAACTTTTTCGATAGATGTGGATTCCCTAAGTAAGTTGAATGATCTACGTAAGTGTTGGCATCAATCATTGAACTCTCATACTTCTTGTTCACCCACGACTGCTTACGTTTCGGCGGATTGTAAGAATAATAAAAAGAGTAGTCAAAAGGGTACGCTTGCTGTCTGTCAGCTTGCGAGAATATCTTCCCTTCCAACTCCTCACGTAGAATCGAGTTTTCAATTGTTGTAACATCATCTTCTGACTTAAACTCTGCTAATTCCTCAAACCATACGATAGCTAATGGGAAATCAGCGTCTTTAATAGATTTAATTTTCTCCGGATCATCAGCGCCAGCGAAATAAATCTTGTTACCTCGACCTAAATAGGTTATTTCGAGCTTAGAATCGACAAAACGGAATTGATCACGAACTCCCATAATGTTTGCTGCGGCTTTAAAGTTAGCGTATATAGATTTTAAAATAGTGTTTTGCACTTTCCGAATGCCAAGAGCTGACACTGGGTATTCCATAATATCAAGCAAAATACGCATAGGAATGTGAAAAGACTTACCAGAACCACGTCCACCTTTTAATACATAACGTAAATGTTCTTTGGCTCTAGAAGCACGCCAAAACGGCTTAAACTGTTCTGTAATTACACTAGCTATACTGACACGTTTTTCATCCATCACACATCATCCACAATCACCACTCGAACTGATTTATCACGGTCTTTATCAAGATTAGTGATTTCTACTTTCGTCTTATCAATGTTCAACTGCATCTGCTCGAGTTTCATACGACGTTCATCATCAGCATCCGCCATCTCAACAAACTGACGTATTGAAGAACGCAACTCCCCTATTGCTCTCGATTGAGCAGTTAGTAGTTGCGCCTGTCGTTCCCAAGATCGTTGGAATTCGTATTCGATTTCAAATGGTACGGATGTTTTTTCATTTATCACACCATCCTCGACGTTACAAACATCATATTTAATTTTCTTCACTTCTTTAATCATTTCGTCTTTTGATTCAACATGCATGATTCGTTGTGCTCTAATGATTGCAGCATATTGTATCTGTATTTGATCCCATATTAAATCAGCTGGAGAACGCTCGTTCATCGCTTCCATGATTTCTCTTGTTTCCTCTGGTAGGAACTTTGAAAAGAAGCCATGTTTCTCAGCAATTGAGTTGCGTTTCGGAAACGTAGGTGTTGGATTAGGATTACCTCTATTACCCTTAGCATTATCATTGCCTTTAGGTGCTCCAACCTGTTTCTCTTTGGTTGCAACCTTTGCTGTTTTGGTTGCATCCTTTTTAGCAGTTGCATCTCTAGCCCACGGATTACCGTTTTTAGTATCACGGCTCTTTTGGCTCTTTACAGTACCTAAAGGAACATCATGTTTTTCAGCCAGTTTAGCTAACGTTATTTTAGTAGTTTCGTATTCATGTTTTATTTCATCCCAATTAGCCATATCTCATAAACACCACCTCCAATAAACAAAAGAAAAAGATACTCCTAATCGAGTATCTTTTTACTATTATTCCCCACTTTTTATTGCATAACTTTCTAATGCATCAAACATATCCGCTTGATAATCTTCATAAGCTTGTTTATCTGCAAGCATGATAGATTCTTCGATTTCGTCTTGTAATAACTCATATTGTATTTTCAGAGCATCTAAACTCCTTATAATTTCACGTGATTCACTCAAACTACTATCGAATCCTTTGATTTTACTAGAGAAAAATTTTATTGATTCATGAAAACAAAAACATAGTTTATCAACAAATTCTTCTACTTCATTTTCCTCTAATTGCAAATTATAATGCATCAATTTATTTCGATATTTTAAAACATAAGTAATAACATCTTTAAATTTCTTAGGAATTTCTGAGCTGCATTCGTTTTCATATTTTTCAATACACGTCTCAAGATTAATTGTTCTAAGTTTCGGATTCACGTCGAAAACGTCTTTGTGTTTTTCACTGTTCATTTGCTTTTTAGCATTTAAGTACTTGTCTGTATTAGTAAATAATAGTGAAATATCTTTTTGACTAATTAAATACTTTAATAGAATCTCAATACCATGATTTAAAAATATAATTGAATCTTTAAGAAAATGCTCTCCATCTTCATTATTATTAATAAATTCTTCTAAGTTTGTTTTTGCTGCTTTCAATGAATCTATTCCATTATCGTATAAAGTGTAATCCATTTAAATCCCTCCCATATAAATAATAATCCGCGAGGCAATAAATTGGAACAATTTTCTACAAATCCCACTCTCAAAAGTAAGTACCGTTGCCCAACAGTCAAGGGGAGGAACTGCTCGATACTCACTTTTCAGGGCAAAATAAAAACCACCCAAAAAGAGTGGTTTAAATGAGTGTATTTTTAAAAGGACATAAAACTTACACCCATATTTTTTTCTACTTCTGTATCATTAGTGATTTTAATCTTAGAAATCTTATTTACAGGGATGAATATGGAATCTGTATCCATTTCAATATTTATTATCCCTAATTCACCTACTCTATAAAATGTTTTAAAAACATCATCGTATGAAGTAGCCTCGATTTCTGAAGTAGAAACTACATCTCCGTTATCTAAATAAAAATGCATTGTATATCGAGCCATATAATCACCTCCTTTAATCAATCATAAACCAGGAGATAAAATATATGTAATAACTTTTTGCTCTCAAAACCACACCAAACTCTGCCCTCTCAACTCATAGCGTTTTGGCTGTTTGATGCAGTTTTCAAAGCAAAAGAAAAAGCCTCCATCCTAAGATGAAAGCTTTGCTATTGAAGTATTTGTCGAGTTAGCTCACTTGCGACTTGTGGTAGAACTGCACCACGTTATATTTGTAAAGCGAATTGTGTTTTGTTTATAGTGCGTATCCGCACACTTGTTGCTCAGTAAGTTTGACTGAATCATGGAAAGTGGACGAAGTTCACATATAAACCACTCCTTCAGCTACTTTTAGCCTTTTATATTTATTAAGATACCTAATCTCTTAAAATATGGGCCGGCCGTGTTTGTCGCGCTCCGAACTAGTCTGCCAAACGCAGGTCGGTCGTCGTTCTGTCTTTCCTTAATAATTAGTATTTGAAAAATACCAAGGGAGGAAAACCTTTCCGAACCGTCCTACCTCCAAGTTTACATTATTAGTTTTGTCTCACCTAATGTTGAAAGTATGGCAACTCTATAAATGAAATTACAAATCTAAAAAACAATATTTTGAAACTTTTTAGTCTTATAGACGTATTAACTAATATTCAGCATAGATTATACATCCTAGATAAATAAACATTTAGGAGGAAATATTATGTTTAATCACAATCACTATGTACCTATCTTAAAATGGAAAAGAGGTGAACGAACTGCATTAGAAAAACTGACTACTACCGTTAAGGAGAATTTGACTCCATTAATAGAAATTCAACCTATACCCTATAATTATAAAGATGGGGTATTTAGTAAAACACTAACTCAACATCTTGAAGCAATAGGTTCTCAAGTAAAAACAGCTTGGAATCAAGATAGAGCGATGTTTGTAGATGTTGACAAACTTTATGAAAACACTGATTCTTCAGAGGAAACTGTACAATCTGGACAACATCCAGTGGAATTTGTTATAGATGATATTGAATCAAATGGAACAGAAGCAATTCCTGTTACTGGACTATATCGAAACCAATCTTTTAGTCAGGCAATAAAAAAAGTAATTAAGAAGTATAATCGGGGAGTTTGTTTCCGTTTAGAGGAGGAAGAATTATCAGACCTGACTTCATTACCAAAAGTAATAGATCAACTATTACAATATTATGAAGTTAAACCAATGGAAGTTGATATAATATTAGATTATAAACAAATACTTCCTAAACAAGAGAACGACCACATCAATCACCTTATTCTCTTATTAGCTCAATTTCCTTATATTTCAGAATGGAGAACCCTAACGATAACTAGTACAGCTTATCCAAAAACTCTTCAACAAATTTCTACTGGCTCGAATGGTAGTTTACCTAGAACTGAATGGACTGTTTATAAGAAACTATCGACTTTTTCGTTAGGGCGTAAACCTTCATTTGGAGATTACAATATTACTCATCCAGATTTCGTGGACTTAGACCCAAGAGTAATAAATGTAGCAGCAGGTATAAGATATACCTATGATGACAAGTTTTATATTTTCCGTGGTGTTGGAGTTAAAAGCAAAGGCTTTGCCCAAATGCTTAACATTTGCAATGATGTTATCAAACACTCATGTTATCGTGGAAATACTTTTTCATTTGGTGATCAAGAAATTTACGATTGTGCAAATCAAACCCGCTCCTGTGGGAATGCTGAAACATGGGTCACTGCTGGGATTAACCATCATTTAACCAACGTTTCTAATGACATTTCCAGTCTTCCCTCGACTTCAGTTGCTCATTTACAAAATGCTTAATTTCCTCCACACTAAATGAATCAGCGATTTTTTGATATATAATCTTACGAGGCTTACTTAAATATCCCCTTTGTAAGCCTCTGTTTTTTAATACATCTAATGCCTCATCTTTCCATAATAAACTGCTCAATGCAACAGGATCAACAGTAGGATTAGTTCTTCCTTTTCTCAAGGTTCTTAAATTTATATTTTGTTT